CGAGAGCGCCACGCCGGCGAAGGTCGGCGAGTCCACCGACACGCTCGACACGTTCGCCGAAGCACTGAGGCCGTGGTACTCGTAGGCACCGCGACTACCCGCCACCGATAGCGCCTCAAGCGATAGCCGCGTGCGATAGCGCAGCGCCTCGTCACCCTCCATCACCGCCGGCACTGGCGGCACCGCATCGGGCTGCGCCGGGGTGATGGTCAGTCGCTGCACCCCGTAGTCGGCCGCGCGGTTGTCCAGGTCGGCACCCTTGGCGTAGGCCAGCAGGCTGGCCTTTGCCGCGTCGTTGACCCGCGCCCGGCCGAGCATTTTCTGATAGGCCGCAACCTCCAGCAGCTTGACCACCGGATCGGATTCAAGCACCGCCGTCCACTGGTCGCCCATCAGGGTGCGGAAGTTGCTCAGCACCCCCTGATACAGCGTCTCAAACTCCAGGGTTTCCACCACGTCGGGCGGCGGCAGTAAGGACAGGTCAATCATGCGCTTACCTCCAGAATGGCGGGGCTGCTCAGGTATTGGCCGGACAGCTCCATGGTGATCTTGCCGTCAAGCACTGCCGTCACCCGCACCCGCTCCAGCTTCAAGCGCGGCTCCCAGCGGCCCAAGGCGCGAGCGACTTCGGCCTGTACGGCGCTTTTCCAACCCTCGTTAACCGGTAGGTCGACGTAACGGCGCAGGTTGCTGCCGTAATCCGGCCGCATGCGCCTGCTGCCAAGCCCCGTGGTCAAAATGTCCTCAATGGACTGCCGCAGGTGCTCCAGGCCGGCTATGGGCTGGCCGCTCCGGCGATCCACGCCGATCACGGTTAACCCGCCTGCTGCAGTTGCAGCTCGGCATGGTCGGTCAGGTACTCCACCGCCTCGGCGTCATCCGCCGGCACCGTGATTTGCCCCCTGATCACCTGCAGCTCGCGCCCGCTGGCCAGGTACAGCGGGCGGCGGTCGTAAACGGTGTCTTGATAGGTCACGGTGGCCGGCGCTTCCGGCTCCGCATCCGTGGTTTTCTTGGTAGCCATAGGCCCTCCAGATATGACAAAGCCCGCGAAAGCGGGCTTATGGGGTTGTTGTGCGGGGTTTAGCCGTGACCTGTCACAGCCTCGGCAAATGCGCCTTTCAGCGCGCTGGCCAGGGCCTCGGGGTCGGCATTACCCGTTACGTTGATCGTGACTTGGAAGGGCGACCGCAGGGTTGTGTCCAGCGGGATGCGCGAGAAGCGGCCATGCGACAGCGCCATGCACATGCCTTCGGCAAACTCTGCCGGGTCGCAGTTGGCCAGCACCCGCTCCCAAACCTGCTTCATTCGATAACGGTCGTAGGCCTGGTCAATCTGCCCCTCGATCAGCTTGGCGACCGTGAAGCGGTCAGCCGGGGTCGCCGGCGTTGCGGCTTCGTTCATAACGTCCCTCAGTGTTTGTGGTTCGGCGTGTTGCCGGTGGTGTCGATGATCGCGCCGCCGCCGTGGATATCGCCCGTTACGCGTAACGGGCCGTCAATCAGCACCTGGCCTTTCAAGGTGATGTTGACCGCCTCCACCGTCGCAGCAGTGGTCTTGGCCTTGATCGCACTGTCAGTGGCCACCAACTCAGTGCCGCCGACCTTGACCGTCACCGTGCCGCTGGGGAGCGTGATGGTGTAGCTATTGGCCTGCCAGTCGTAGACCAGCGAGCCGCCATCATCAAAACGCCACACCTCGGTGCTCTGGCGATTGTCCGGCTGGCCGCCGGCGTCACCGTACAGACCCGGCACAAACGTGCCTTGGGCCGGCTCTCCGCTCGGGCTGATCAGCACGCCCTGCTCGCCCAGGCTCGGCGCACGCCAGTGGCGGGCCTTGCCGGCGGCCAGCGCATGCCAGCGCACCCAAGCGCTAGTCCAGGCATCACCATCGGAAACCCGAACCTTGGCGGCCGCCAGATCGACGGCCACCACCCGGCAGGGAATCACCAGGCCGGCCAACATGCGGTCATGCTGCGCAACTGCGTAGCTCATCCCAAGGCCTCCGGGGCAACGTATTGCCCTTCGTTACCTGGGCCGCTGTCGGGATCGAAGGCGAACACCAGCGAGCCGGGCGGCTCATCCGGCCAGGGCCACGCGGTGTCGCCCAGGTAAATGTTTTGCCGCCATTGCACCGTCCAGCCTACGCAGCGGTGTAGCTCTGGCAGCACCTCCGCCGGCATGGCCTGCATGTCGCTGGGCTGGTCGACAAAGTCCACGTCCCAATACTGCTCATTCACCAGCTGCAGCAGCTTGGACGCCAGAATGGCGGCCTGCAGCGGCGCCATGGCGCGTTTGGACTCCAGCAGAATGATGGCCTCGAAGGTCGCCGAGACGCACAAGCGGCCGTCGCCCGGATTGAGCCCCGGCGCCACATTGGTCATGGCGTACAGCAGCGCCGGCAGCGCCATGCCTTCCTTGAGCACCGGATAGGCCTCGACCAGCTTAATTTGCGGCAAGGCCTCCTTGAGGGTTGCGGTGATCGCCTCATGCAGCACGGTCAGCTCACTGGGCACGGCCTGGCTAGATGATGTCGGCTGTTCGTTCATGGTCTTCCTCCAGCACCAGGGCGACCATCCCGTCACCAGTCGGCTCAGGGCGCACCACGCGGTAGCGGCCACCGCCGTCGGCGGCCGGTAGCTCGATGGTCAGCAGCGAATCGCGCGGCAAGCGCTTGGCGACCTCAGCCAGCACCGTGAAGCGCGGTTGCCCCAGCTCGGCGGCGTCGACCTGGCTGGCCAGGCTCTTGCCACTGCGGCCGCGCATCTGCGGATCGAGCAAGGGATTCTCGAAAGTACCCATGATCGGCGTGCCGTCCTCCAAGGTCGCGCGGTCACCCACGCGCTCAAGGATTCGGGTGGTGAGGACGGCCATCCGCTCGCGAAAGCTCGGCCGCAGGCTCATTGGACGATCAACGCTTCGGCATAGCCGTTGAGGGTGTCCGACAGCAGCTTACCCCACGGCTGCGAGTCAACAGTGCCGGCCGCGACCAGGCCGCCGTTGAGCACGCTTACTGAGGCGCCCGCTTTGAGTCCGGCCGCCGCTGGAACGCTCCAGGCACCACAGGTGCGATACACGATCAGCGTACCCTTGGAGCCGCTTGACAGCGGAACGACCGCCAAGCTGTCGATCACCTGGGGAACACCTGCCACCGAGCCACCGGTGGGCGCCGGCAAGGTGACGGTCGCCCCGCTATTCACATGATTAGTAGTCATGGTCTTACTTTCTCCTACTCCAGAAACAACAAACCCCGCATATGCGGGGTACTTGGTAACACCGACCGGGTTAGGCGCCGACGGAACGGCTCAGGCCGCGCGAGTCCAGCGCAGAAACGCCGGCGTCGATGCGCACCTTGGTAGTGATACCGTCGATGGTGAAGCCGTCTTGCTGCTCGATGTACGGGGTGTCGATGCCATCCAAGTACGCCACCTCCACGGTGTCACTGCCCTGGCGGCCGGCGAGATACCAGGTGGCCGCAGATGCATCATCCAGACGCGGGTCGGAAATGACCTTGGCGAAGCCCTTGATAGGGTTGATCACGCCGGCGTTAACCTGGGCGGTGGGCACCGAAGTGGAGTTGATCAGCTGGTTGGCCTGATCCTCCAGGGCCACCGGGCACAGCAGGAAGGCTGGGCGGATGTTGAGCGTGCGCGCCTTCTCGCCGTCGCGAACCTTCGATTTCTGCAGGGCCATAGCCGCCTTGGCAGCACTCATCGAAGCGATGGACAGGGCCGAATTGGCACCGGTAAACAGGTTCTTGCGCGAGGCGTCGAACAACGGTTTGTTGTCCTTCATCTTCGGGTTGTCGGTCAGGGTGGCATACACCAGATCACCGATAGTCGCCCGCGCCGCCATACCCATCAGACGTGGAATCGCGCTCAGGGCGTCGAGGTCGTCGTTGATGATGGCTTGACGGTCAATGGAGAACAGTTCGCCGTAGCTGGCCAAGCGAATGGTTTCGCCCGAGTCGAGCAGGGTAATGTTTTTGTACTCCGCACCCGGCTGCACCTGGCGCAGCGCCGAGAACGACCCCAGGGCAACGCGGTTGTGTACCTTAAAGTCGCTCAGGCGACCGGTACGGGTCCACAGGTGATACGTTTCCTCGGCATTCTCCCAGCCCTCCAGCAGCGACTTATGCGACGCATCGAGCAGGATATTGCCGAAGTCGCTGGATGTGTGGGTGAAGGCCAAGGCCACCATGTCCTGCGGTCGCAGCGTGGCAATGCCAATGCCGCGATCCTGCAGCGAGGCGCGGGCCAGCTCGCGCAGCGTCATGTAGTTGTAAGCGTTGTCGGCCTCGTTCGCCTGGAAGCCCAGGCGCCCATAGATCGAGGCGCGTACCGAATCGCCAACCAGGTTGCCGTTGCCGGTGTAGCCAGGGTGACGGACAGTCGGCGCGTTGACCGGCGCTGTATTGCTACCCAGGGCGGCCAGCAGACGCTGCCCCGCTACCACCGCGGTGCAGTTCACGTCGTCTTGGCAGCTGCGCAGCAGCTCGGCGTGAGCAACGGCCAGGTTGCCAACGAAAGCAGCGGCGATACCCGCGCGGCGCTCCACATCGAGCGCCAGGACTTGGCTACGCACGTCGTCGGTGATCTGCGGGGCCACAGGGTTCGGGCTGGGAGTCGGTGCCGGGTTGGGAGCCGGGTTAGGGTTCGGCACAGAGGCGCGAGGATTGATCAGATTGCGAAGTTGTTCAGGCATGCCGGTGTACTCCTCCAGGCGTTTCGAATTGAGTTGAGCGGCGGCCTTGAGCGGTTCCAACACCTGATCGGCGAAGCCGGCCGCCACCGCTTCGTTGCCGTTCATCCAGGTTGTTTGCTTGAGCAGCGCGGCGATTTCCTCGACGCTCTTGCCGGTCTTGCGCGCATAGGCCTGGATTAGCGTGCCCTCGAATTTGTCGAGCAGGTCGGCGTATTCGCGCATGTCGTCGGCATCACCGACCTGCCCGCCCCAGGGCTTGTGCACCATCATGCTGGCATTGGCGGGCATGTAGATTTTGTCGCCAGCCATCGCCACGACACTGGCCATGGAAGCGGCCATGCCGTCGATATACACGTCCACCCGTGCCGAGTGGCCGCGCAGAATGTTGTACATGGCAATGCCATCCATCACGTCGCCGCCGCCGGAATGAATGCGCAAATTGATCTGTGACACGTCACCGAACGCGGCCAAATCACGAGCGAATTGGCGGGCCGAGATTCCCCAGGCGCCAATATCGTCGTACAGCATGATTTCAGCCACACCGCGCGCGGCCGCGCGAATGTCGTACCAGCTTTCCTTGGGCTTATTCTCCTGGCTGATTGCCGCCCTTGGCATCATCAGCGGGGTCTTTTGCAGGGGTAGATTCATTGGCTTGGTTTCCATAGAACTTGTGGCGAGCGTCCGAACTGAACACCAGGTCGGCTTCCTCGTTTGCCTTGACCTCTGCAATGCGCGAGCGCTTAAGCTCTGCAGGGTCACGACCGCGCGCACGCGAAACTTCCGCCTCATCGGCAAAGCCAGCCTCAACCAGCAACTGCCACGCGGTCGCCTCATGCACGGGATTAATCCAGGGCATCACGGGGCCCTGATAAACCGCTGAAAAGATCGTGTCCGGGTCCACATCGGGCGGAACGACGATCTGGCCGCTGACAATGGCGATCTGCAGCCACTGGCGGTACACGGGCCGACACCAGTAGTCGATAAACTCATGCTGCAGCAGGTCGTAGCCCAGCTGCCCCTCGACCAGTTCCTGACGTTGCGCCGAATAGGTGCCGTCGTAACTGCGCGCCACGCTGGAAAAGGTGCCCCGCGTGCCGGCAGCTACCGCTTTGAGTTGACCCGCCCGGAACGGCTCAAGGAAGGTGTTCGGCCGGTTGCTCTCGAACATGCCGACTTCTTCGCCAGGCCGCAGACCGTCGTAGATCATGCCGGCCTTGATCGGAATGGACCGCTCACCGGAGCTGTTCGGCATGGGCGTGTAGTCGTCGGGCGAGCCCTTCTTGATGTACATGCCCAACGCCGCACTGATCCGCGCGGCCACTCGTTCGCTTTCCTCGTAATCCTTGATATCCGCCAGACGGGTGATTACC